TGCAGTAGAAATTTCAAGTGACGAAGTAGATACACAACAATTACAAAATTTAGTTACACTACATCAGCCTAATGAAATGTATGATGTTAAAAAGCCTATGTTTCAATTTAATTTAAACTATTTGTTTATAGCAGATGATCCATGCTTAATGGAAATACTGCCACCTTTTATGCACATGGATAAATTTCCAGGTGAAGTTATTGGCGGTAGTTATAACATACATAGTTGGATAAGAAGTATTAGTTGGGGATTTGTGTTTAACGATACCAAAAAGAAATTGGTTATTAAACGTGGAGATCCATTATGCTACGTTAAGTTTACAACACCAAAATTAAATTCATTTGTCCAATTAAAAGAATGTATTCTTACAGATGACATTATTAAGGAATTAGATAGAAAAAGATTCTTGACACAATTCAAAAAAGGTGGTATAATAAACTTAATGACTAGAGCTTTGAAATTAAGACCAAAAAAATTAATTAAAATTAAACCCAAGATATGACCGATAATATAGTTAAATTTCCTGATATAAAAGATAGGGTACACGTATTAAACTTTAAAGTGCCAGCGGTTATCAGTATGCACAAAAAAGCAGATAGCGATATAGCATTGGAAATAAGACGTTTGAATGAACACGAAGGTATAGGACAAGCCTGGGTACCTGCAAAGAATATAACAGAAGCTAAAAGGAAACTACACGATATGATCAAAGTTACTGAATGGATTGACATAGATGCGTGAAGACTTAATGGTTCAACAACAGGTAGAAAACTTATGGCAACACTTTGTAGGTGTTATATGTTTAAATCAAACAGGTAGAATACAAGTTAAAAGAGTACTACCAGAGTTTTTTGATAGATGGCCAACGCCAGAGAAGTTTCTTAGAAGCAGAAAAGCAACTGTTATTAACGTAATAAAAAGTTTAGGATTTTATAATAGACGTGAGAACGCAATTAGAAAGATGACAAAAGACTTTCTAACTTGGGATAAGGTAGATGCTACAAAGTTATATGGCATCGGCAAATACGGATCAGATAGTTACGAGTTATTCTATAACAAACGTGTACCTGAGAACGTAGGTGATCATGAATTAAAAAGATACATTAAGGAAGAGTTTTATGGAGTTTAGTCAAATACCTTGGAAAGACGTGTTAGTAGACACTAGACAATTTACTGTGTTTAAGGACAAGTATCCGGTTACAGAAGGACACATTCTTTTTGTACCTAAAGTAGAAGACTGGGATCATTTGACAGAATGTTTTAAGGCCGCTTACAAATGGGGCTATGATTGGGTTGAACGTGGATACTGTGATGCTTTTAACATAGGACAGAACGTAGGCAAAGAAGCAGGACAAAGTGTAATGTGGCCACACGTACATTTGATTCCTAGGCGTGAAGGTGATATGGCAGATCCTAAAGGAGGTGTGCGAGGAGTGTTGCCACATAAGCAAAAATATATAGATAAGGATCTAAATATACGTGAAGGTAAATTTACAACAGAAGAAATTATTGAAGCACAAGAGAGGATCTTAAATAAATGAGAATTGCGGCTCTAGGTTGTAGTCATACTTGCGGATATCATGTTAAGGATATGCCTGAGGATAAAGTGTTGGATATTAACACTTGGCCTTTTAGTGGCAAGTGGAATGACAACAACTGGGCAGAATTCTACATCAATAACAAAGATGCTGACGGAGTTATATTTGCTAACAGTAGTAATGGCTGGTGGGAATATAGCGAATGGTTAAGTCATTTGTTTAAGACATACGATGACATAAAAGAAGTTGTCGTACAGAACACATACTGGAATCGTTTTAGATTAAGCATGATGGATCCACCGGATTATGAGAACATGGTTCCTTTAGATGAACTGTATCATCTGGAACATAAAAAAGGCAATATCGACTTATGGTTAAAAAGAATACACAACGAAAAGAGAGATGTATTTGATATTCCTTTCCAATGTTACCCTCAGGACTATTCTGATAGGTTACATTTTAACGTAAAATTCAATCCAAGATTTATGGTTGACGAACCTGACTTAAGAGCAGAGCCGTTTATGAAAGTAAAGACTTGGATGGAAATTATGTCACTTAAAGCACAACGTGAGTGGTTTAAGGAGATGTATATACTGCAAGAGTTATGCAGAAACAATGGGGCTGAACTTAAATTATTCAGTCTAAACAAATGGACTTGGATACCAGATGAAATGCTTATTCCAAAGTTAAGAAATTCTTTTTATAACTTTGACTACATCCAGGTCGCAACCAATCATGTAGAAGAATGGTTTCTACGTGAAAAGAACGTGGATATTACTAAAGAAACAATCGATGGAGAACACTTCGGAGAAGACATCCATAAGATTATTGCCTTAGAATATCTGCCACAACAATTTGAAAGGAAATCAAATGTCCAACAGAGCTAAAATGATAGAAGCACTCAAGAGCCATGCACAAGGACACATCGACAAACATAAAATGAATGTTGAAGTGTACCTAAATAATAGTGTAGGGATTGGCGAGCATCCGGACGTATTAGAAGCAATCGAAAAAGAATTAGCCGTTATTGCTCAGTACATGGATGAATTGGAAGTATTGAACAGATACTTTTCAGAATAAACTTGACAAAAAACCTAAATAAGTGTATACTATAAACAAGTACAGGCAATCCACTGCCTTAACATCGGAGAAGAGAATTGAAGAAAAGTGAAGAAATAATACAGAGATTACAAGACTCAGGAGATAGATTCTGGGCTGGTGACAACATATCACAGCATCTACAACCAGGTGACAAAGATGCACTAATCGAAGAACTTACACCAAAGTTTGAAGAAGTGTTAGACAGCTTGGTTATAGATCGTTTTAATGATCCTAACAGTATGGACACTGGTAGACGTCTTGCAAAGATGTATATCAATGAACTTATGCAAGGACGTTATAACCCAATGCCTAATGCAACTGCATTTCCGAACCATGTAGAAGATGGTTATAAGGGTATGCTTGTTGTAAGAAGCGAAATTAAAAGTGTATGTTCACATCATCACCAACCAGTGAGTGGTGTTGCATACATTGGTATTATTGCCGCGGAAACACTTATTGGACTTTCTAAGTATACACGTATTGCTCAATGGTGTGCAAGAAGAGGTACACTACAAGAAGAACTTAATAATGTTATTGCTAATGAGATTGGTAAGGCAACTAACAGTCCTAACGTAGGTGTTTACATTCAAGCAACACATGGTTGTTGTGAGAACAGAGGTATTATGGCAAGAAGTAGTTTAACACAAACTACAGTCTTACGTGGTGCATTTGAAAAAGACATGGGTACTAAAAAAGAGTTTATGGATAACATCAAATTACAACAGGAGTTTGCACGTGATTAGAGAATGGATTGTATCAGGTTGGAATGGTATTATGGATCATAGAGTTAATCCATTAAGACATATCCCAGACTTACAGGTGCGTCATATGATGATGCAGATACTAGCATTTATGTGGTCAAGTATTTTTGCAATTTTAATTGTTGATAGTGTTTGGGCATTTGGCATTAGTGCTATTGCTCATATGCTTTTCGTTGCAGGAGTTGTTATTACTGTTGCAACATTTAAAGTTGTTGAAAATAATCCAAACGCCTTTAACTTTGTTAAAGGGTATCACTCATATGGCAGAGGCAGAGGTCATGTTATTATGAGAGATAAGAACGGACTTCCTTATAAAGTAGATTTACCTAAAGGAGATCCAGGAGGAGAACATGAGTAAAATTAGTATAGCAAACAAAGACCCAGGTGATAATCACTTTAGTGTAAGCCTTGTTAAAAGTATATTCCGAATGGTAGCCTGTGGCTGTTTAGTCTACGGCGGATATATGTTAGAAGCATGGGGCTGGCCTTTTATGGCCGCAGGAGCCATCTTGTTTATTGCAGAGGTCTTAGGAATAATAGAGGAGATAGTTTAATGAAGGAAGGTCCAATGAAACAACATATCGATAGAGATACTGACGGCGTGATCAAACAAGAATTCATTACGTATCGTAAGAAAGATGGTATGCTTATAAAAGAATCTACTATTAGAACTTTTAGAGGAACAGACGGTGACTATAACGATAGTTACTACCATGAACCATTAGTTAAAATAAGTGAATAGAAATGGCAGAGAAGAAATATTATTACAGTGAAATATTTCATTCGATACAGGGTGAAGGACACTATACAGGTGTGCCTACTGCTTGGATACGTTTCTTCTTGTGTAACTTACAATGTAGTGGGTTTGGACAAGTAGATCCTACAAATCCTGACACATATGATCTTCCGTTTTTAGATTATGATGTAAGCCAAGTAAAAAGAGTTGAAGACTTACCTGTTTGGGAAAAAGGTTGTGATTCTAGTTATACTTGGGCTAAGAAGTATAAACACTTGATGGGTCAAGAAACTCCTGATTCTTTAGCAAACAAGATTGTTGATATACTAAAGACAGAGTCGAACCCAGAAGGCAAGTTCTTACATCCTATGAGTAAGCAAAGACAACACTTATGCTTTACAGGTGGTGAGCCTTTAATGATTACTGGACAACAGGCAAGTGTTGGTATATATGAAGAATTATTAAAACAAGGTAATTTACCAGAGTCAATGACTTTTGAAACTAACGGTACACAAAAGTTAAGAGAGCCTTTTAAAGAATGGGCTACAGGAATTGATCAAGAAGTATTCTTTAGTTGTAGTCCTAAACTGTTTACAGTATCAGGTGAACAAACTAAGAAAGCTATTATTCCAGAAGTAGTTGGAGAATATTATCAAGTTTCTAACAAAGGACAATTAAAGTTTGTTGTAGGTAGTGAACAAAGACAATGGGACGAGATGGACGAAGCTATAGAGAAATTTAGATCAGCAGGTTGTAATTGGCCTGTATGGATCATGCCCGTTGGGGCTAGAGAAGAAGAGCAAACTGCGACAGCAGGTGACGTTGCTAAACTGGCATTTCAAAGAGGTTATAACGTGGCGGCAAGAGTACACGTATACTTGTTTGGTAATGCGATAGGCACTTAGGAGGTGTTATTATGAAAATGTTAATAGCTATATTAGTTTTGTTTACTGCGGTGGCAGTTTACACAGACACAAAGGCGGCTGAATGGAATCAGAAGCCTGTTATGTGTGCGGATTGGGAAACAGTGAAACAGGGGTTGCTCAATAGAGGAGAGATACTTCGTTTTCAAGGAACACAGGCAACAAAGGTATATGGTGGTGAAGGACTATCAGATACTACTGCATTTATACCAATGTCAGTTTGGGTCAATCCAAAAACAAATTCGTATACAATACTAGAGTTTCATCCAAGTTATCAATCACATTGTATTCTTAGTTTTGGTAATGATTGGAGAATAGAAGGAGAAAACTTATGAAAGACTTTATAAACAAGGTCAAAGATAAGTTCGTTAAGAAAGGTCCAGTAGAAGAAACGTCTGAAGAGAAAAGACTACGTATTTTACAGGAAGAAAAGAAACAAGCAACAAAGGATAAAAAGCCTTGGGTTGCAGTTTTGAATACCCATGTTAATCCAAAGGATATCAAAAACGGATTCTTTGAATTGGATTGGAATAACGAATTTATTGAACAACTACTAGACGCAGGATACTCTGGAGAAACAAACGAGCAGATTGTTGATGCATGGTTTAAGACTATTGCAAGAAACATTTTGGAAGAACAAGGTTTGGATCCTAAGAGAGATGCTGGTCATATAAAGATCAATAAACGTAAAGATGGCAAGACAGAAGTTTCTTGACAACGTGTTAATTTTGTGCTATAATTTAAACATAATAGAAAATTAAATAGGTAATAAAATGAAATATGTTCTTATAGATACTGCGAATACTTTCTTTAGAGCTCGCCATGTAGTACGAGGCGAATTGGACATAAAGGTAGGTATGGCATTTCATATTACGTTCAATAGTATTAAAAAGGCATGGCAAGACTTTGATGGCAGTCATGTTGTGTTCTGTTTAGAAGGCAGAAGCTGGCGTAAGGATTTTTATGAGCCTTACAAACGTAACAGAAAAGAAAGTAGAGATGCACTAACAGAAGCACAGGCAGAAGAAGAAAAAGTGTTCTGGGAAACATTTGATAACTTTAAAAACTTTGTTACAGAAAAGACTAACTGTACTGTACTGCAACACAATGAACTAGAAGCAGATGATCTTATTGCAGGTTGGGTACAAGCACACCCAGATGACGAACACGTTATTATCAGCACAGACGGAGACTTTGCACAACTTATTAGCCCTAAGGTTACACAGTATAACGGTGTTAGCAATACAACTATTACACACGAAGGTTACTTTGATGACAAGGGTAAGAAGATTATAGATAAGAAAACTAAAGCAGAAAAACTTGCACCTAACCCTGAGTGGTTACTGTTTGAAAAGTGTATGAGAGGCGACACTAGTGACAACGTGTTTAGTGCTTATCCTGGTGTAAGAGTAAAAGGCACTAAGAACAAGGTAGGCTTACAAGAAGCATTTGCAGATAAAAGCAATAAAGGCTATGCTTGGAATAACTTAATGTTACAACGTTGGGTTGATCATGAAGGTGTAGAACATAGAGTATTAGATGATTATAATCGTAATGTAATACTATGTGATCTTACTGCACAACCTGAGAACATTAAAGAGAAAATTACAACAACTATTCAAGAGAATGCACAACCTAAGAACATTAAACAAGTAGGTTTGCGTCTTATGAAGTTCTGTGCATTGTATGATATGCAAAGAATAACTGATAATGCTCAGGCTTACGCCGAGCCATTACAAGCGAGGTATCCTGTACTATGACACATTTAAAAGCAAATGAAATATTAAAAAATAAATTTTGGATCATCGAGGACACTGATAGTAAAACTAAAGTTGGTACTCTATCCAAAGACAACGATAATAGATATATGTATAGTTGCGATACTGGTTCTTATTTCTATGATAATAAAAATGCAGTAGAAAACACATTAGGTAATATACTATGGACAAAAGGTAGTATCTCAGATAAGGTATCACCAAGCAAAGAGATCTATAACTTACCTACATCAACTACTCCATAT